TGTCGCAAGCCACTGCGCACCGGGCGCAACCTTCGTCGGGCTGGTGCGGATCGCGTCTTCGAGCGCCGAGTAGAAAATCGGCTGCACCTCTCCGGCGATCAGCTCACCAGCTGCGCCAGTTTTCGGATTGAGCGTGCGCGCAAGGCGACCGAGAAGTCCAGCCATCTACTCCTCCTGCGCTGCGGCGGCTTTTGCGCGAGCCATTTGCTCAGCGCGCGAGCGAGCGTCTTCCTCGCCCTTGGAGAACACGCGAGCTGTGCCGACATGGCCTTGATAGGTGCAGACGATGAGCGTCCTGCCGCCGACTTCACGGGTTTCGAAGACGACTTCAGGCATCGCGGGCTCCGAATGGTATTGAGTACAGGTCAGACATCCTGAGATTCTGGAGCCCTGTCGTTCCCCTTGCTGCGCGTTGGAATGCGCCCTGCTGATGCAGGTTCTGGAGCGCGTAGTAGAGATAGTTCGGATCGACGATGTCTGGCCTGTAGACGTAGGCGCCGTAGTGCTCGGGATTGAAGTCTCGAGTCGGCATTCCGACCTTGTTGGCCGCGCCACGCCGAACAAGATAGAAATTGGCGTTTTCGTCTGGAACGCTTTCCAGTTTCACGAGATCGGCCAGCGTGAGGGCCTTGCGCGCGGCAGCGTATTTCTCCGCCTGCGGAATGTCTGCCGCAGAAGCCCTCAGAAGTTTTGACAGCAGGCCCATCAGCCCCTCTTCGCTAGGCTGTGTAGCCGCCCGGCATCTTGCCACTGCCGCGACGGTAGTCGCCCATGGGGCTCATAGGCGGCTGGCCCCAGCCGCCGCCCATGGGTGAGCCGTAGCCGCCACTGTAGCCGCCACCGTAGCCGCCCATGGGTGAGCCGTAGCCGCCACTGTAGCCGCCCGGCATCTTGCCACCACCGCCACCGTAGCCGCCCATGGGGCTCACAGGCGGCTGGCCCCAGCCGCGCATGCCGCCACCGTAGCCACCGCCCATCGGCTGGCCCATGCCACCACCATAGCCGCCCAAGGGCGACATGGAGCGCATCTGCTGCATTGAGGGCTGCATCTGCTGCATGGGCGATTGACCGTAGCCGCCGCCCATCTGGCCCATGGGGCCGCCGCCGAAAGCGCCGCCCTGCGGCTGCATCATGTTTTGCATGAAGCTATTTTGCCCGAGCCCGACGCTCGGCAGCGAGCCGCCGTTGGCGCGGTAGCCTACGCCCTCGGGCGGAATGTATGCCCCGCTTGCATCAAACGTCCCGCTCGGCCCGGCGTTCGGGTTACGCATCATGCCGCCAGTGTGCCACCCGCTAGCGCTGTTCTGGGGTCCGCCCTCGGGAACCAGAGCAGCCATGTAGCCCCCGCTTGGCGGCGGCTGCTGCGGCGGCATGGCGTAGCCGTTTGTCTGCTGGGGCATCTGCTGCCCAGCCATGTTGTTCATACCGCCCCAGCCGCCGCCCTGCGGCTGCTGCCCGCCCGGCATCTTGCCACCGCCGCCGCCTCTAGTCTGGGCTGCGCTCATAGCTCTACCCATAGCGAAGCTCCTTGTAGGCCATAGAGGTCCATCCGATGTCGCGCAGCGCACGACCCCAGCCGCTGCGGCCAAGCGCAGTGACCGCCGAGCAGCCCTCCCGGCGAGCCATCAGCTCGACCGTTGGCTCGATAGCCCGCAGATCGTCCATCTCGCCGCCAGCGAGGCGAACGTGCAGCATCTTGGAATAGACAAGGTAGACGAGGCAGGCGGATTTCTGGCCGGGCACAATGCGCGCCGCGCCACTCTCGACATCCCGCCGGATAACGTCGATGGGCGTCTCGGGGTCAGCCCGATCCAGCGCCATCTGGAAATACTTTTCGGAGAAGTCCCACAGCTCTGGTCCGCCCATCATACCCTCTTCGCCATCCGGGTCTTCGACATGCGCTGGACGTGCTCGCGGTAGAGCGCCTTCTCGGCGTCAGCCATCGCGGCCATCGCGGCGGGGACATCGTCGTAGCTCTTGATGTAGTCGCGGAGCAGGAACAGCTTGGCCGTCGAGCGGATCAGCAGCTCGCCGTGCGTTGTCCAACCATTGCTGTCTGCATCGAGCGACAGTGTGGTGTCTGCGAAGATGCCAGACCATGTCAGCGTGTAAGCGCTGCCCGGCGTCGGATAGAGGCGCACGCGCCCGGCCCAGCGAGCGTACTCAAAGGGCTCGCCAGTGCTCGTGGAGCCGTCGTGGCGGATGGACATCTCTTCTTGGCTGATCTGGTAGAGCTGCTGCTTGTCGCCCGCGATGGTGATGCGCAGGCTGTCGAGGCGCAGCAAGCCTGCGTACTCGGCGACGTAAGAGTTGCCCGCCGTGGTAGTGGATGTCAGGTCAGCCGCCGTGGGCTCCTGAAGAAACCAGAATGGCTTCGAGCCGTTGATCTTGATCGCATCCTGAATTGCCGAGACGATCTCGTCGCCCCATGAGCGCGTGCTCCAAGTGGTGTCCTCAAGTGCGCGCTCCAGATCGGAGGCGATGCGGTCCTTCATCGTGCCGAGAGTGGTCATCGGCTATCTCCTAAACGCACGCGGCGCCAGAGAGGATTGGGATTTGCATGGCTCCTCCCTACGTCGTCGCGCGCTGCAAGGCGGCATCAGCCAGCGCGGTGTTGAAGATGGCGGCGCGCAGCAGGTAGCCGTGGAGCTGTCCTGTACCAGCCGAGTTTACCCCCATTCCGATGAGAGTAGGGGTGGCGGGTACAGAAATTGCTCCGGTTGCTGTGTCCAACACGTTGTCGCGCGCAGAGTTTGCGCTGCTTGCGCCTGCCCTCGTCGCCATTTTGGTTGTTACGTTGGCCGCTAGAGCGGGGGATAGACTGGGGCCATACTGTGTTACACCCGCCGAAACTACTATCGGGTGTAACTGACTTGTGGTCGCGAAGACGATGTTTGATATGCGGTTGTTTTGGGTGCCGTCTGAAACGGTGAAGGACACTGTGTTTGCTGTAGACACCCCGATGGTGCGGTTGAATTGGCTGTAAATGGTCATCGGGTAGTTCACGCTGGGACTGGAAACAGAAGCAACGTCTGCTTGTCGTGTCGCCGTCACGGTCGTAGTCGGGATGTAGCTTGAGTGGACAGGGGACGCCTCCACCTGCGCACCCCACAGGAACAGCCCCGACGTGCCGTTTCCGGTGTACGTGGGGCTGTTCGCCACCAGCATCCCGTACTGTATGTTGGCTGCAACAGCCAAGGTGGCGGGCACGTTCAGGATGCAGCGATACCAACCCCCTGCCAGCGCCTCGATTGACGCGGTTGCCGAGGCGGTTACAGACAATACAGTCCCCGCACCCGTCAGGTCAAAAGACGCCGTCCGGAAGGTAGCATCCGCAAACGCGGTTGTGGGCACAAAGATAGACGTCTGGGTCCGCTCGGCGGCTTTGGCGTAGATAGAGAAAGTCTGCACCGAAGCAGTCAGGGTGACGATCTGCTGGTGAAAATGCGTTGACGACGCTGTCGTGTCTTCGACCAGCTTATCTGCCGTCGTAGTGCCGTCAGGCGCGGCTGTAGCGTCTGCTGTGACGCTGCTCTGGAACGGTATCCACGGCGCGGTGGCAAGCGTCTGCGACTGCAAAAGAAGGTTGGTGTGGAGGTCTTCAACCAACAGGCCCTTGTTCGTAATACGCGGCACGCCAGAACCAAAGTTGACGAGGGTTCCCGCTAAGGTCTGCGCGTAGCCCGTGCTGGCGCGCGTGAAACTCCAGTTAGGCGTGCTGGTAACAGCGCCGACGTCCACGCCGCCGAACAGCGCGCGGTTCTGCGTGAAGTCCCAATAATGGAGCGGCGTGGCGCCCAGCAGGGTGGTGGCCGTAGCGATCAGGCCGCCAGCGTTTCCAACTTGGCGTAGGCCGCCCCGCCGGAACGACTGGAGCCCGGCTCCAACCGTAATGATATGGTCGCCATAAATCGGCATCAGCCCATGCTCGTGATGTCGAGGCCGCCAGAGCCGTCAGCGGCCCATACAACCTGCCACGCACATTTCGCGAAGCGGCCAGAGATCGAGATCGTCTCGCCAGCGGCAAGCGCGAGCGTCTTCACGGTCGCCGAGGCCGCCTCGCTGCCTGCGTTGAGGTAGGCGTCGTTGATGTCGTCGTTGTGAAAGATGACTTCGTCACGCGCGTTACTGGCCGCAAGGGCGGCCACGCTCGTCGTGGAGGAGTTGATGCGGGCCATTGGAGCCTCCCTGAACGCATGCGGCGCCGAAGTTTCCCCCGGCGCCGCAGACCACTTTATTGTCTAGCCCAACTACAGGTCGTTGTCGGGGATGTAGCAGATGATGACTTCCGCCACCCCAGCCGTCGCCGCCGTGCCGGTGACGGTGATATCGCACTGGATGCGCGTGTCCACGGTGACGAGGTTGGTGACAACCTCGTCAAGCGGGACGAAGTTCAGTGCGGCAAGAGTGATTGCGGTCGCATAAAGGTCGGTGCCCGAGTCGGTCGAGGGGCCAACGTCGAGAGTGCTGGTCGTACCGCCGTTGAACGCGGTCGTGACCGCCACGCCCGAAATCGGGCGCAGGATGATCGAGCCAGCCGGGATGGTGCCAACTTCGAGGGTGAGCCCAACGTCGCTAAAGGTGATCGTGCGACGCAGGTAGTGAATCTGCTGTTCGTGAAACTGGCGTGCGGGTTGTGGCATGGTGATTCCTCCTTATGCCGCGTTGGCAGCGTAAGACGAGACCACGATGGTCGCGAAGTCGGAGCTGTTGAACACCGATTTCTTGACGCCGAAGATGTTGAGGGCGTTCTGCCCGTACTCCCGGTCGTAGTCGAACGTCTCTTCGCGAACACGCCACTCTTCGGGGCCGAAGCCCTGTCCGAATGCCATGACGAGGGCCTGAGCGCCGCAGAAGATCGCGCGGCGGACAGTGCTGATGGCTGCGCCGGTCGAGGAGTTGACCCCCTGCGGGACGCGGTTGGAAACGACGATGAGCACCTCGTTGTAGATGCCGAGGCCGCCCTTCCAGATCATCGACTCCTTGCCAGCGCCGCCTTGCAGCATCGCCTTCTGCAAGTCCATCCAGTTGTTGGTGCTGGTGGACGTGCGCAGCGACGTGACCTGCGTCGGGTGAACGAACATCACGTACTTCGCGCCGTTCGGCAGGCCCTTGATCTCGCGGATCGGAACCAGACCCGTCGAGCCGCCGGTCTCGGCAAGTTCACGAGCGCGGTCGATCTGCGAGAGGGTGAGTTCGTCGCCGGTCGAGTCGAGGTCTTGGTCGGCGGAGGTGCCAGATTCGGTCCACAGATGGCGGCCCGAAGAGGGCGCCGTGATGGTGTTGAAGCCGTTGAACTGGCCCTGTCCCGCGAGCGTGTTCGCGGGCGTGTAGCCAGCGAGGTGGTACATCGCGATTTCGTCCATGCGGGCCGCGTGCCAGTCAGCGAGCGCGTCGTTGCCTTCGCGTGCGATGTTGAACGGGACGCGCTGCTGGGCGAGCGTGGTGCGGTTGCGGTAGGCGTTGGAGAGTTCGCCGAGGACAACGTCATCCGTGAAGGTGCGGATGGTTTCTTCGTTGCCTTCCTGCGTCTGGTTCTCCGTCACGCCGTCAGCGCTGAACTGCATGCGCAGAGCCATGCGGACACGGTCGCCGGGACCCTTCTGGGTCTCGGGATTGAGCGTCACGAGCGAGGACTGGGAGTCCTTGATGTAGGGATAAATGACGGTGGCCTTGAGCGCTTCGCGAGCGAGACGCTTCGACCACAGCTTGACGACTTCGTTGTCGCCAACAGCATAAGTCTTGGTTGCCATGGGGCTTTGCCTGAATGCGGGGTTTCGGGGATCGGGAAACCGCGACGCTTCGAGCCCTCACATCGGGCGAGCATCCTTGCAGTTCTAGTCCGAAGCCCGATGCCGGTGGCAAACCGAGGCCCGCGAGGGGCGTGATCCGTACCGTGGATCAGTCGAGGCCCAGCAGCGCTTACACACTGCCGAGCACTTGCTTAATGACGCGAGTTCAGATTCTCGTCAAGCGGGGGTCTTGAAAATCACGCCATCTCCTTCGCGCGCCTGCCGCGCGACGGGAAGAGATACGGTTCGTCGGGGATGACGAAGCCGCGCCGGGCAGCCTGCACGAGGTACAAATTCACGTCCGAGGGAAACACGATCCTTTCCGCGTCGCTCATCAGGTCGCTGATCTGGACGTTGGAGAAGCCCTGAAGCATCGCGTACTTCCACGCCACGAACTGGCGGTCGCCCAACTTGAAACTCGCATCGAGCACAGTCTCGTCGGAGACGCGGCGGGATTTGCGTTTGCGGAAGTGGTCAATCTCTTGGCTCAGCATCCGATGCTCCTCAGCAAATGAAGCGGATGCGGCGGGGTCAGGTTGGGGGCGTCCCCGCCGCATCCTGCGCGCCCGGCTGGACTAGACCGAACACGCAAATCCTCTCTAGGCGAGCCGCCGTGCATCGTCAACGTGGGCTACGGGCCATACACAGAAAAAGGCCCCAGCAGTTTCCCGCCGGGGCCGCCGCTTCACTGCGATGTCGGGACTAGCCGCCCTTCTTGCCGCCCTTCTTCCCGCCTC